CCAAATCGCCTCTTAGCGCCACCCTGGGGTATGACTACGACATTGCGTAATTTTCTAGCTGTCTTATAGTAGCCCTCGAAATCTACCCTAGATAATAGCTTGGGGTCCATCTCACCAAGGGTGAATGTATTTTGAATAATACTAAAACTCACCCTCTACCCCTTACAGCAATCCAAGTTGAATTTTGGGCGTTACGTTGGGGGTGGTTTTGTGAGTCTACAAAAAGCGCCATAGCTCTTTTTTCTATCACCTCAAGCTTAAGGTCTTTGTATAGCTGTTCAGACTCGGCAATGCTCAGTCCCATAGCTACGGCTAGCTCATAGGCCGCATACATCCGCATAGCGGGCGACCACTTCGACACGGGGACCTGAAAGCGATATTCCATCTGTAGAGGGCTATTCGAAGCTGCCCATATTTGGTCACCGTAAATCATATAGGGGATGCTTGGCCATAATCGTTCTAGGTTTAGAAAGTCCGCTGGTAACTGGTAAGCATATTGCCAGTTATCAAAAGTGGGATGCACGTTTGCCAGGAGTTGCAGATAAGTGGTTTTAGTATTAAATCGAAAATGGGGGTATGACAAGATAGTCGATACCATCGCATCGTAATATTGCTTAGCGGCGCGTCCAGCGGCCCCAGCTTCATCAAGACTGGTTACTGGTTCTTTGCCGTTCAGAACGAATGCCAGGACGATAATCTCAATTTCCGTTGTAGGGCCTGTGATTGCCATTGGCACTCCTTGTTAAAAAAGGGGAGGGCGAAACCCTCCCCAAAGGCAGATTAAAGAGCAGTCGTTACAATCTGATACCAGAGATGAACATTGATATCACTAGTACCCGTGGTGAATGCTGCCGTTGCGTTAGACAAGCATAAGGACTTGTTAACAGCGGTAGCTAGACCGGTACCGGCACCGTTCATAAATGCGATGTTATCAGCCGCCCACGCGTTGACAGTTGCCGCCGCGATAGTGTCAGAAGCTTTAATACCGCCGCCATTGATTGTCGCCGCGTACTGTAATGCAACCACGCCGCCACCAGCAAACTGTGCCCCACCGTAGTCGACTTCAAGCATTGCATGACTAACGACATACAGCTTGTTAGCGCCAGGTGCCGCCAAAATTTCTTTTGGAGCCGCGTACATGCCGTTCCACTCTGCCGCCGTAACAGCAACGTTTGCATACTGAATGAGGCTTGGGTCTGTTTTAGCTGATGTAACAGCATCATCATCTAATGCCGCTGTTTCAACAGCGCCAGCTTGAATCTGAGCTGCGCCAACACCACCCACACCAATGGTCGCCAAAGCGGACACGGTCACGGTAGGCGATACGGCGGTAACTTGATAAAAGCCTGTGCCGTCAGACGCTTTAACTAAAATAATTGTGCCAACTCGTAGGTTTTCTACAAAGCTGTCAAAGTAGCCTGCCGCAGCAACTTGTGCGCCAGTATCGGCAGCGGTTGCATAAGCCATTACAGCGGGCGCATTAGTATTAGCACCTGCGGATACTCGGTTAATACCTGTTAATGCAAAAGCCATGGTTATTTCCCCTTATTACGCTGTTGCGTCAGTGTTAATTTCAACGATACCGGTGTTATCAATAGCAACCGCACCAGCGTAGTAAATGCCGTTCACTAACCATGAGGTTTTTTGTGGGACATAATTGATTTCGGTTCGATGATCGATGGCCACACCCATACCTGTTGATTGCTTCGCAAACATAAACGCGGTCTCAGTGTTGCCGTTAACTGGCAAGCCGCCTTCGGCGTTATCAGGAATAACAATGAAGGTCACACCCATGATAGTCATCATTTCGAAACCATTGGAGCCAAGAGGTTTACGCTGAATGAAGAAAGTGTTTGTTAAGCGCTCTTCATTTAAGAGCTGTTGCTCTTGGGTCGCAGTAATAGCGCAGCAAATATCAGTTGCGGCAGCATTAGCGCGTAAGAACTTGAATGCTTGACGGAACTTAGCAAAAGTAAATCCTGTACCGCCCGCCGCAATAGTATTGGCTGTACCGGAAGCTGCTAGGGCATCGATAACGATTTGGTCACAACGGCGACCGATTGCCATACCTGTGGATTCTACGAGTTCCATGCGGTCGTCCCAATTAATAGAAGCTTGGGAGAAGATGTCGGTATAGTCGGCAGCTACCCATTGCTCTAACGTGCAAGTGACCGGGGTGTAGGTAACATCCATTGGGGTTACGTCATCTTGAATGGCCTTTTGAGTAGCCAAACCTTTACCCATTACGGGGAACTGAACCGTAGAACCAACGACGTTATTTTTCATCCGAATGAACGGACGAAATTGAAAACCTTTGCTTTGAAATAATTGATGAACGTCGTTATCAAACTCTTTGACGTACACATTAGGTAAGTTAATTGACATAGCAATACTCCTAAGAATGTTAATAGAAACGAAACTATCAACGTCTTTCAGAGTATCGCCTCTGGCCTTTTCAGTGGGGGCGCATTACACGGTATCCCAGGCTGTGCGGTCTTACTTGCGTTAAAATGTGAGCATCTTTCGATGCTCACACGCGTATAACTTAAATCACATAGTGGTTTAATAGACTACGGATGAAATTAGCTTAGTTGATCCAACTAAACTTGTCTAGCGTCTCTTCATCTCAGCAAAGGTTTCTTGAGCATAACCCTCGCGCATTGCTGCATCTTGATACCTTCTTGATATCTCGCTTGCGTAAGCGGGGTCATTGCGGTATCTATCCCAGTTTTGTGCTTTTTCGGCTTCGATAGCTTTTAGGGTCTCGAATCCTGAAGAACTCATAATGTCGGCATTAGTGGGCGCTCTCGACAAATGAGTGCTTGCTCTGAGCTTATCGAGCAATTGAATGTGTTTAGCCGAGAGTGACATCTCGTTAAATAGCGCCTGCTCCTCCTGGCTAAAGTTTTTAATCCAATTTCCTACGCGGCCTATGACCTCATTACCCGTAGGCCCTAAGTCTTGCATGATTTGCTCTCGGCTGTTTGCGCTATACTTTTCTGTAAGCTCCGCAAAGACTGCTACGGTTTTATTAAAACCCTCATCTGAAAGATTTAAGGTTTTAAAATGTTCCGCTAAGCCTTTGAGAAGAGGGGATTCTTTGTCGACTGAGTCTGGCAACTTATCAAAAGAGTAGGCTTCAGGCGCTCCTTTAAACTCTCCAAACTTTTTGAGAAGCTCAGGGTAAGCCTTAGCTTGTTCTGCTTCGTTTTGATATTTCTCTAATAGATAGTCAGGTCGGTTTGATTGGGTCACCACTTGATCAATCGATTGTTCCTGAGCAGGGGCGCTTTCAAGCGATTTGCTATTAGCTAAATCATAGATTGACCCTGGGTTGGTCGCCTCTGGCGCTGAAACTTGGGTCATAGCCGGATTAGGGCTAGATGACCCAGGCCCAGCGCTAGCAGACGGGTTTACATTTGTAACTGGATTTGCTGTTTCGCTCATTCAACCCCCTCAGGCCAATCCCAACAAATAGCCGCATTAGTTTGCATGGCTGCAAGCCTTGCTGAACGAATAGCTGCACTTTGGTCTGCGCTTGGTGGTGACCATAATATAATCGCATCAATAAAATACTGGGCCGCTTCGTTTATTTTTGCCATACCATGTAATTGCTTATCATTTAAATCTTTCTTGCCAAATTTAGAGCGCTCTTTGGTTTGAGATTCTGAGGCTGTAAACCAATGAACATTAGTAGTCATTACTTTTTACCTCGCTTTTTCTTGGGCTTTTCTTCAGCCGCATTTTGCGCTTTAACTTGCAAAGCCGCTTTATGCTCTTTTGTCCATTGGCGCATTTGTCTAATTAAAAAGTTCTGACCTTCGCGAAAAGCCGCGTATCCTTCCCAGTTTTGCATCTGCGGATTAACCACCCCCACTTTGATCATGAACCATTTTTCCATCGCTTCAAGCCATTTTTTGCCAAGCGGTGTTTCCATTAGGTCATGCGTGAGCGTGACGCAAGCCACTAAATCAGCGTCTTGCTCTTGCTGTTTAACGTTAGGCTGCGACGCCAGATGGTTCGGTTGTCCCTGCATTCAATCCCCCTTGTAATAATTGTTGATCATTAGCTGCTTGTTGCGCAGCTTGTTTTAACTCTTCGATAGCCGCTTTCATCTCATCAGCGTTTTTAACAAACCCCAGGTAAACGTTCATATTCTCTGCCATCCAGTAAGGAACCTTAGCAAAGTCGATAGAGGCTAATGCTAATTGCGGCCCAAGAACATTAACAGAATTTTGCCACCATAGCATAAATTGATTTACATCGATTTGTCCTTTTCCAAGACTTAGAGGGGTCTGGAACTTAAGCTCAATCAATTTATTATCTATTACAATCGGCGGGAACAAGCCTTTCTTTTTAAGAATATACAAGCAACGATTGATAAGTGGCTCGAAAAGCTCTTTCTGTAAACG